ATTCCTGTTCCATTACCACCCGTCATTGGGATGCTCTTAAACACCCCGTTTGGATAGTTGGTTCCTCCAGTTACTGTGGCACCAAATGCACTAATTGTAACATTAGCAGTCATCTGCTGTCCATTACCACCAACTACTGCTAAGTTTGTATATGAACCAGTAGAATAGTTAATACCACTATTAGTAATAGCACCAGCAATTTCATCAACTGTAAAGTCGATAATAGCACCAGTACCAGATCCGTTACTAAGAACGGGAATATTTAAATAAACTCCTGGTACATATGCAGAACCAGTAGATGTAACAGATCCACCAAATCCATCAACTTCGATACCAACAGTAGCAGAATCACCAGTACCACCAATTACTGCAATTTCCGAATAAGATCCGGCGTCATAATTACTGCCAGTATTTAAAATAGCGATGCCAGTACTATCGAGACTATTTTTCTCAATTACAAAATCTCTATAATACTTAACGTTTGCCGAAGAGAGATCAGATAATTTTTTACTGTTACTAGTAAATCCTAATACACCTACGCCATTTCTGTAAATGCCCAATGTAGCATCGTTTACAAATGCTAAACTTGGAATAGATACTGAACCATCACCCAGTTTTAAGTTTCCTGTAGATAGATCAGATCCACCTGCAGTAACGTTAAAAATTTGAGCACCAATTTCATTAATTTTGACCCTTTGGTTCTCAAAGGTATCAGTTCTAGCGACATTAATTGCGGGCATTTTTTATTAACTCTCTAAGTAGGAATTTGATTTCAGAGACTTCATCCTTTAACATATTTATGTCGTCCAACGCGGAATTCAGCTGCCGCTGCTTGCGTCTTGCTTGGATAGCAGAATCGCTGTGATTGACTATGGCACCTGAGGTCTCGTCTCTGACAAGACCATCATGTCCTTTAACTTTAATATAACCCATACGCGGAAATTAGAATGCAGCAACTGTACGAATATCTTGAATCTTCGGAACATATGCAGGATCATTTCCTTTCATAACAATTTTAATTGCAAATGTTGAAAACTCTGGAATATTAGCAGCACTGAATACAATCTCTTGATATGAAGATTGTTTTTCTACAACACTCGAAATATTGTTTTCTGGAGTTGCAATTTCAGATGAATCCGGTTGACCGTTTCCATTAAAATAAATCCAATCTAGATCATCTAAGTTTTCTTGAGACGATGCCGTCTTAAACTTATAAAGGACTTCTAGATTTTTAATATCTTTAATGTTTACAGTTAGATGAACGTCAATTGCTGTTGCTGGATTTGCAATGGAAATTTCTTTAGTTACATATTTTGCAACAGAAGAACTATTTTTAGAAGAATTATCTGGAACAAAGTAAGTACCAGTTGTATATTCTAATTTTGCAACTTCCAAGAAATATGCATCTTCATCATCTTGATTGGGATACTTAACAAGGTCTCCAACTCTAAAGATATCATCAAATTGATCGTTAACTACAGAGTTTCTATTGAATGATGCACTGTCTTTAATTCTTCCAGTAAAATCATCTTGAACTGGTTGTGTATCAACTCTTACTGTTAACTCTTGAATTTGACTATTCCAAATGGTTGTTTTACCACTGATAATATTATCATATGTTTCAGTAATAACTGATGGATTGCGTGCTACAATAGTTGCAGCATCATCAATATCGGTAATGAATACTTGAATTGGATTATTATCAACAGATGCTGCTGGTAAAGTTACACCATTTACTTCTTCAGTTAATGATGGTTGATTTCCTAGACTTAACCTTTCACCTCTCTGGAAATATTGTGACGTTTTTAGTCTAACCCAGATAGTAGTTCCATCTACTTTAGCAATAGATCCTACTGCTTTAGATGTATAACCTTCAATTGCTTGATTATTCTGAATAGCTGTACCAGATGTTCCCCCAATACTAAATTTATAGATTGGGTAGAAAGTAATTACTTGATCTCTTCTGCCATACCTATCTTCTTGACCTTCGGCATTTTCAATTCTATTCGTGATAGTCTTGACACTGCTTGTACTCAAATCAATTACTGGAGACAAGTAAGATACTGTTGAAGATAGATCTAATTTATACATCAATGATTCATCAATATTATTTAATGTTTCATTGATAGTAGAAGCAACAAATTTTTGGTTGGTAAAATAATGTGGTTCGTTTAAGAAAGTTTTTTCATAATCAGTTTGTGAATATGTCGTATAAGTTGACGTTGTTGAATCAACTGGAATTACATTTGTAGTTTTAATTGATGTATCTAACTTAGTTCCAGTAAAATTCAAATACTGAACTTGTGGATATAAAGTTTCAAACTTTCTATTATATGATGCATAGACTACTTCACCTCCTCCAGAAAGATTGCCGGTAGCAGCAACTGGGGAAGTAATATTAAATGTATCAATACCACTATTGGTAACTTTAAACAAAGTATTATTCAAAGTACTTGATGTAATACCACCTGTTTCTTTTGCTCCTTTAAAGAATACATAAGAGTTTCCACTATCTTCAAAACCATGATCTCTTTGATTAACTCTTATAATATAATTGTTATTTCCAAATAGTTTTGATGTAGCATTTGTGTTAGATGTTGCATTAGTGGTAAATGGATTTTTGTTTAACAAATTGTATCCAAGAGATTCATTTGTTAGTAACAATTCTGCAGATCTTGTAATATCAAACTCTGCTCTGTATAGAGTGAACTTAAGATCTTCAAAAATATCTTCAGTCCAGTTTTCAGTATTTTGTGATCTGTAAACAGAACCAAGAGATGGTTGTGTTGTAATAACTGTGCTAGTAGCAACATCAGTCTCACCTAGTCTAGATACCCACATCTCGTAATCAACAGAATCTGTTTCAACGACTAAGGCATACTCGGTATCATTCTGCAAATATACAGGATGATCGAATTCAAAATGTGTTGGAGTAGTGGAGTTTGTAACCCCTTCATAATCGACTGCAATACCCATTCTAACTGCTGGAGCATCAATCTCTATATTAGTTTCAAGAACGCATCCTCCAGCGCCATTACCGATGCCTCTTACGACCACTGATGGTGCTTCTGTGTATCCAAATCCATTTAGGGAAATTTCAGCGTTATATATTTTTCCACCAGAAACTTCAACTCTAGCGGTTGCAACAGAACCTCCTGGTAATTGTGGACTTTCAACTGTAATAATTGCATTGTCATAATTAGTTCCAGGATTTGTAATTTTAATGGATGAAACTTTTCCACTGTCTTTTGCAATTGTTAATATGGAATTAGTTCCTTCTGTATTATTTGCTATAGTAACAGAAGGAACTATCAGTTGCTCGTTTGCTTTAAATGATCTTCCGTTATTGTTACTTAATGCAAGAGTATATACTTGTTCATTTGTCAACAAAAATCTGCCAGAAGAAGATGCAACCAATTTTGTGCCGTTCTTATCGTAAATGGTTTCAATTGGACCTGTGGCAGCAGATGTTGCTCCAGTTATAGTTTCTCCCTTAGTAACATACACATTTCCATTAGTATAAAACTTAAGGAATGAATATGGCGATAGAATTTTTTCCGTTCCTGGAATAACATTCTTTGCTGGTTTATCAGAATCTACATTAGTTAAGTATGCCTTGAGTGGAATTTTATCACTCTTTTTACTAAAGAAGAGATCTACTCCAGTAGTAAATACTCCACCGTCGTAGTTTTCAACTTTGAATGTTTGAGCTAGTGGATTCGGTCTGATTGGATTGTCCGTATTGCTATTTACAAACTGAACTCCTTCATTTGCTTTAAAGAATGATGGTTTTGTGGAGATAATGCTGGAAGGATTTTCTGGTAAAATACCGGTGGCATAATATTTAACTTCTGCATATGTATCTACTGTTGCTTTATTAGCATCGGTAGAACTAGATGTGAATCTAAATGTCTTAACTCCCGTAGGAACTCTTAACTCTTCTGCTGTAGAATCATAATCCACACCATCAACATCTCCGCCCCAAGTTGTGTTCTCTCTAGGAGCAGCACCTGCAGGCAGTAAAATTAATCCACTAGCATTGCCATTCTCATCAGTTTGAACTGTTCCATTAAACGCTGAAAGTGAATTGCCAGCAACTCCAGTAAATCTTAAATCTGGATTGACCCAACGACTGATGTTTCTTCCTTCCAAGAAAATTGAAATAGCAGTATTTGGTTTTAACCTTCTTACAACAAACTTAATTGGTACACTTCTAGCAAAGAACTGCAGAGAAGAAGAAACCGTATTACCTCTTACAGTTTTTGTTTGTATTCCTTTACCAACTTCATTATTCTTAGGACTAATATTAGACGAACTTGCAACAGATGCTAAACTAATAGACTTCTGTGCGTCTAACGTATTATTTTCTCCAAGAGAATTGATAGATGTAAATGCGGGTGAAGATCCAACCCAGTTAACAATAAAAGAATTGTGTAAACTAGAGAAACTTTCTTTTACATCTACCTTAGATAAGAAAATTTTGTATAGATCAGTATTTGTATCAACAACTAATGGTGCAGTAAATTGGTCGTACCATTGATCGATACTTGGACTAATGACAGCATCTCCAACATATTGAAGAACAACAAAGGGATTTGGATTTAAAGTCTTGGAAGCAAATGAATTTCCAAGAAGACTTAAATTTGTGTATGGTAGAGTTACAATGTCTCCAGATTTTTTATATCCAGATACAACTCTCTGGTCTTCTCTGGTATTGTATTCTTTTAGAATTAAAGAATCTTCTTTTGATTGTGGACGTAAAACTGATTGCTGAGAATCAATAGAACATTGATAATCCAAGGATTGAAGATTGCCTGATCTATGGGATTCAAAGTTATCAACCAAGAAACCTGACTTAAATCTATCAAATCCGATTTCATCTTTGATTTGCATGTTAAGAGCTTGCTGCTCTAGAATACTGAGTGTGGTATAATACTCAAGACGTTCGATACGTTTTTCTAATTTACCGATGTCACGCATCGTATAACGACTATTATCGATAGGTGTAATTCTTACATCTTTACTGTTCTGAGTATATGCTGGAATATATGCATAGAATAGAACAATTGCATCATCAACAGGATCTGGTTTTGATGGATTTAATGAAGAGTTTCCTTCTTTAATAACAAACTGCCCTTTCTTATTTAAGAACACTCCATCAATTCTATCAAGATATTGTACTTGACTGAATTGTAGTGTATATGGAAGTGTCAAATCTGGAGCAGGAGTGGATGCAATAATAGATCCAGAACTTGCAAATGGTCCAATAGTAGTGGAAAGAGATGCCTTGTCTTGGAAACCACTAATAGTAGCAGTCGAATCTACTTTTGGTCTGAAGTCTAGAACATTCTTTAAATTGACAATACCTAGAACAGAAGAGTTGAATGAGGGGATCTCTTCTTCAATTACTCCTGCTTCGTGAGTATAACTATCAACCGCACAGAAATCACCTGCAGAATGATCGAAATAATCAAATGCAATTACTAATTGTCCTGCTGTCTGCTCGACTCCGGGTTTTAATACAATTCTAGAAACATCATAGATTGTATCTCTTTGACCGTTATCAAATGTAAATCTATCAGTAACATCTGAACCAGAAACAAGATTTCCTGCAGCGTCTACTGACGGCGGTTGTGTAGCACTACCTTCATAAACGTATCTAAGTTTATAGACATCCGAATAAGAAAGAGTCTCCACAACTTCACTATCATAGTCAGTTCCTCTGAAAGGAATAACTCTATCACCAGAAGATGTAACTACAATCCTCTTGTTTTCAATAGATGTTTTAAGTCTTGGTTTTGCGTTTTCAACTTCTACCGTTGCCGTTAACTTCAACTTTGGATATGTACCATTAATAGCAATATCACCAAAATATGTTGATGCTAAAGTTAAACTAATAGCACCAGAAGATAGTCCACTAGCAGTGTCTGTAGAAGAAGTGATAACTACGCTATCTGGATCTACATAAACAATGTCTCCAGTATGTACGTTAGGAGCATCGCCTGGATCTAGTACAGTAATTACATAATTTTCTTCAGTGAATGGAGCAAATCTTTGTGTTCCAAAATCTAATTGCGCTGCGAATGTAATAATGCCGCCACCAGAAGATGCTGTAGTAACAAAATCTCTTCTGAAGAAATAATTAATATTTGATTGATCTGCAGACGCAACAATTTTTTTAATTTGATTACTTCCTGTTGGGAATAGGAGAGTTCCTTTTCCTGAGTTGTCTACTCTTGGACGCAATCTAACGATACTAGCATTAACAAGATCACCCGGAAGAATATTATCTAAGTAAACTCTAGATTTTAAAGAACCGGAATTTTCTGTAGCATACTTAACTACAGCACGTACTAAGTTGTTATCTACATCAGCAAACTGAACGATATCTCCTTGCTGCAACAAAGTACTAGCGTCTGCACTGAAACTAGTCGATTCAATAAAGTTATAACCTTTTGCTCCAAAGAAAGTAAAATCTGTGACCGGTCGAATCTCTGCAAACTTTTGATCGTTAGTTACTAGATCTGCAGTAAACACATTAGCGTTACCAGATCCATATTCTGCTGCGACAGATTTAACATTTTGGGGAGTATATGTCGTTACAGCATTTCTAGTTAGAATGGGAAGAACTACTGCTCCTTGAGCTGGATCTGCTGAACCATCCGGTTGCTTTATAGTAATAGCAGGTGGTTGAGAATAAATTGTAGATAGTGCTACTTTATTATTAATAGTTGCAGAATAGAATGATCCATTTGTCAATCTTTCCAATTGAACTACTGATGAGTCATATTCAACACCATTAATTAAAACATTAGATCCGTCTGCATATGACAATCCTCTATTTGTGACAATAAAATGGGAAATAGTATTATCAGTTGCAATTTTAGCAGTGTTATCTTCCTCGTCTCTAATAGTTTCTCCAGATACAAATCTTCCAGACAAAGTTTTAATGAATAAAAGTTTGCCTATAGAATATACTCCAGATGGACCACCTTCAATAACACCATATGCTCCACTCTTTAATCCAAATACATATTTTCCTGTTTGGAAAGTTCCAGATTCTGGACGATTATCTAGTAAAATTTTAGTGAAGAATTCTGGATCAAAATATGATAATCCAAATACAGCATTGTATACAGAATCACCAGATGGTGATTTGCCTTGTGATAAAATAATATCAGTATCAGAATTAAATCCTGATCCTCTTTGCTTTAATGTATAGTTGCTTGGTTTCACCCTACCAATCAATGGTGTGAGAGTTTCAGAATAATCTACGATATAACCAATACCATTTTGATCTACCGCTGCATCAGCATTTTCATAGTATAATTTTCTAAGATAATTGGCATCTCCATTATCATATTCAATCATCAATAAATCAATGTCGTCTTTGCTTCCAAGTACAGTTAATTCTAAAAATTTAACTGCATCGTTTTGATTTAGTAGTGGTTTATTTACTTTTGCATATGCAACAGATTTTAATGTTCCAACAGAAGTTGCATTACCAGCATTATCTCTGGTTTTTATAAAATAAATGTCACCCAAATAACTTTCAAAAGTTCCATCTGTAATAGATGAAAGAGGTTTTGCTGTGCTAGTTACGTCAATAACAATTGTCTTGATAGCATCATTAGAAGAAAAAGTTTTTCCTCTGCGTTGTAAAGTTTGGCGATGATCTGATGCACTTTCTGTGTTAGATAATCCTACAGAACCATCATTGTAAGTAGAGTATAGATGAATATATGGATATGCAGTTAAATCACCACCCTCTTTGTTTAGTGGAACACTACCATAAGTATTGACTACATTGAAAGTAGGTAATGGACTTGCTTTTAATCTAACGTTATCACTAGTTAAACTTTCTCTTGCTTTATTGATTTCTAGATATTTTGTCTCTTTATTGACAATTTCATATCCTCTAATATATGCTTTACCAGGACCAACACTGGCGAGCATCTTCCTTGATGCTTCTGCTTCAGTTAGTCCATTGTATAATCCAAAGGCATCTTCTGCATATAATCCACCATTTCTATCTTTCTGTGCGTATTCTCTTACGTCAATAGAAAAATTATCTACAACATAATCTCCGCTCTCGTCAAAAGTTCTACGAGCTAGAGTTTGTTCTAAAAGATTATAATCTGCTGGTACAACTTTTCTTTGTACTGCACCTCTAAGGGTGGTAAGTAATTGAATAAAATTCTTATCCGTTGTTTCATCAATAGCATACTCAACTAACTTAAGACTAATTTTTAGTCTATGTGCTCCAGGTGCGGTATAATTAGGAGATCCAATTGCATTGTCATACAAACTTGGATCAATCTCTGGAGATACAATTTCTTCTTCAATTGTAAATCCAACTTTTGCAGATGGTTGATCGTAGTACTCATCAATAACAAGTAGTTGAGCATCGTTTCTTACAAAATATCCATTGACGAAATAAATACCTTCTTCTACTTTAACTGCTGATCCATATCCCATTGCGGGACTTACTAGAGAAGTAACTTCTTTAGTATCTGGATTTGTGATTGGAATACTTGTAGGTAATACGCTTCCATCTGTACCAACAAATAACAATGGAGTATTAACACCATCGATTACTTCTAATGTTTCTCCTTGACGGAATGTAGTTTCTGAGTTAGAGTCTCCACTACTTAAGTAGTTGACAAAAAGAGTGTCTGCAGAAATTTCTGTTGCCAGTTTTGTATCAATAACTGTAGCAATAACACCAGAGTTTAAACCCTTTAATTGGAGACCAACTAGTTGGGAAATATCATATTTTTTATATACAATATTATTATTGCCATCATTAACAGCAACTTCCGATACAGAAGATAACTTCACATAATCTAACTTAGTGTTAAGACCAACTTCCCCAGGAACAACTAAGTCTCCTTGCTTGAAAGCATACTTACCAAAACTTTCAACCTGATTTTGTAAAATCGATTGAATCTGTGTTAATTCTCTACCTTGAATGGAGTACCCAGGACGGAATAGAATTTTATAAAAATTCTTGCTCGCGTCGAAGTCCTCATAGTAAGGATTTACATTTAAGTTAGTCTTCTGTGGCATCGTTTTCCGCCAAATACTAGCATTCTTTGTCCTTAGTATTTATAGAGATAAAAAAAATCCCCCGAGGTATCTCAGGGGATTTGAAGTGATTTATTTGTAATCAGAATTCGATAACTAGTTTGATATCTTCAATCTGATCTGGGGCACGAGTAATAAGGCGACGGTTTTCGATGTAGATTACTTCACCAGAGTTGTTTTCAATTTCTGGTGCAGCAAGACCTGCAGTGAAGTCAACACCTAGAAGTGTGCCAGCATAAGCAGTTTCAACGTTACCTGCTGCAGCAGATAGACCGCCAGAGATAGCGTTAGAACCGTTGCTCTCAAATGCTCTTACAACACCTTGATCTGTGTGTGCGTCAACTGTTTGGAGATACTTGAGAACGCCAGCAGTAGTTGAACCACTATCAAGAGTCCAAGAAACAACTGTACCATATGCAGTACCATCAGTTACAGTTTGAGTAATTTTTTCATCAGGGATATAATCTGCAGTAGCAGAAGTAATCTTGATTGCCTTTAGACCAGAAACAGTATCTCTGGTTTCAAATGTTGTGGTTCCCCAAGTGTATGGGTCCTTGATAATACCAATACGACGGAAGTCGTTATCAACAGGGAAGTCTCCAGAACCTTCTGCATAAGTTAGGCGGATGTTAGTCATCACGCGCTTACCGTTAAGTTCTACTTCGTGATCCGAACCATGACCGCCTTGGGGAGGCATTACAACTTCGATAGCACCAGTTGCGTTTGCAGGAGTACCAATAGGAGTAGTTAGTGCTTGCTCGCTAAAGAGGTTACCGTTACCGAGAAGGACATTGGCGTAGGTATAACCTGAACCACGAGCAACAACTTCACATGCAGTGATTGCTCCAGCAGTGATTGTTAGTTGTAGAACACCACCAGTTCCGTCTCCTTTAATTCCAACGAATGCAGTACCATCATTGAAGTTAGCACCAGCGTCTTCGATTAGAGCAACGTCAATTGCACCAGCAACTGCAGCGCCAGCAACAGCAACACGAGTGTTGTTAGTGGGGAGAACAATTGGCATGAAGTCCGAAGATAGGAATCTTAGAACATCATCGGTTGGCATGGTATACATATACTTCCAAATGTATCCAGCACCTGATGTCTCTGTATAGAGACCATTTGCAGAAGCATAGTTAGCACCAGAAGTCTTGGGTTCTTCTTGTGCGTTTGCACCGCCAGAAGTTAGATCCTCTCCGTTATAAAGACACTTGAATACTTCATAATCTGAGTTCATTACATAGAACTTAGCATCAGAAATATTATCTTGGTTTGTTGCGGTTTGCTTACCAATCTGACCGCCGCCGCCTGGAGTTGCGGAGTAATCAGGTCTCCACATGTCAAATTTGGGGTTGGCAACAGTGTCCCAGTTGTAACGACGGATCACTGTTCTTGCAAAAGAATCAGTAATACGTTTAGCAGCAATGATCTCGTCGTAAAGACCCAACTTCTCTCTTTGATTGTCTAGAGGAAGGGGTGGAATGTCCTCAGTACCATAACGATATACACCAGTGGATGCTGTTGCAGCTGTGTCAGATGAACCACCGTCTGCAGTTTCTTTTAGAGCACTGCCAAGAGCGGGAACAGAATTAACACCATTGCTACCAAAAACGTCGGTTAAAAGAAGGGCACTATCATAAACTGCAGCAACAGTAGCACGGAAAGCAGTGGAACCGTATGTTCCAACATATACTTCGTTTCCAACCGTAAAGTTAGTTGAAGATTTTGAATAAATTTCGATGTATGCTTTCCATGGTTGGGGTCTTCCAACAAAGAAATACATTCTAGTGCGCTCGGCACTGGTTTCACTTGGTCCTTCAGTCAAGGATTCCAAGAATTGCTTCGCGTTAAAAATACGAAACTTATCTGAGATAATAGCAGCCATTGGTTTTTTGTTCCGACGTAAGGTTTGTGCCTGAGTTATTTATATTTATACCGTTATTTATTAAATTGTAAACGGAATCAATTCTTCTGTAGCGTTAATGGAATTTGGTCCATTATAAAGAGTGCAACCAGTAAATTCAGTTGTCGTTTTACCAGTATATTGAATCACTGTTCCACCACTGGTAAATAAGTATCCTTCACTTGGGAAGTATGTAGTATCTTGGACAACAATGCTTCCGCCAATAGTTCCAGAAGAAGAACTAATTGCAACTGGGTTTTGAATAGAAGGTGGCATCAAGTTAAATTTATCTCCCGCTAAAGTATAACTAGATTTTCCTCTTTCCTGGAAATCTTTTACTGTTAGTGCAGGGAAATATATATCCATTTCAGCAAGTGTCAATCCAGAAACATTTGCTGTGCCATCATCAAATATACCATCAAAATGTGATATAGTATGTCCGGCATTTGTTGGCGTGTAAGTTCCAACATATCCAACATCCTTACCAAAAACAATATTTTCAACGTAGATTATAGTCAAATCTCTTTTAACAACTCCATAATCGTCGAGCAAATCTACAAATCCATTTAATCTTGTTTGTATAGGATCTGAGATAAAAGCACTTTCTACATAACCATCAACTACACCACTGGGAGGTGGAGTTATTGATACTTCAGTTGCTGCTTTTTTAATATTAAATTCAGTTCTAACAATTTGTTTTGTGTTAATAATCTCTATATCTGAAGTCGTTGTAAATGATAACACAACACCAAATGGTGGTTCTAACTTATAGCGAACTTGAGATTCAATTGTAGAAACAGTACTGACCTGTAATGCCGGAGCAACTGTAGTGACTATTTGTTTGGTAACTGTTTTTACATCAACAGTGGGTGTTATAATCTCTAGTTTCGATTCTCTTTCTGTGATTGCATTTTCAGCTCCACTTTTGATAGTAACAATTTGAGATTCAGATTCAACTATAGAAACACCACTGAATGCTACGGATACAGAAGGATCTGGAATCTGTCTTAGATAAGTTCCAGCAGGCCAGAATTGTGGAGTTGTATTATCTTCTCCTCTATCAACATTTAAGAAACGATCATTTAACTTGCGGTAGTATCTGATAATTTCATTACCAACTAACAAGTAACCATTTGATCTAAACTTACTTGTATCTGGAATATAAACAATATTGTCTAATGCTCCCAGATCCAAGTCAAGGAATGCAGCAACTTGGTAGTAATTAATATTAGATAGAGCATTATTTTGAATAACGCTATTTACATTTGATGTAATTTCTCTGGTAGCAGAAGTAGTAAGTGTTGATTCAGATTCAATATCAACAATGAATGGAGTTTCAAGGATTCCAACAGATACAGTTCCTCCATACGAAATTGCAAAAGATTGAGGTTCACTTTCTATATGACTTGCGATTTCATTAACTTCGCTTACAAAATCTTCACTAA